CTCATCAAAGTATTGTTTGAATGTTTGATTAGGCAGTGCGCCTGTCCATGAAAAGACTTCTTCAGAGTGTTCATAGTATTTTTCAACAACAAACAGTCTAAAGCACATCTTTTCTACCATTCTTTTTTACCTCCGTAAGCTTCGTTATAGTCGTATCCAGCTTGATAAGCGGCGCGTTCCTCTGGTGTTAGCTCAGTTATTTTTTCAGAGGAACCAGTCGCGCCTTTGTAATAGTGTGGATCTGGTCTACGGTGATAGTATGAATCAGCAGCGCCTCGATCGAAGGCCCCGCCATGTCTTGTATATTCTTCTTTGATAATTTTGTCAGTATCAATCATTATGCAGCCTCCGCATTAAGTTTTAATTGATCTGCAAGATCTGCAACTTGATCTTCGTTCATACCTTTAATGCAAACAGCCATTTGATATTCCCAAATTCCAGGAATTAGAACTGCTTTGTCACATGATAACATCCATTCATGAGTTTGAATACCAAATTCACGTTTCATTCTAAATATTGCTTCACTCATACCGTGAGTTCTTACGATATAAGCTTTATCGTCTACAATGAAAGCAATCTCATGGCCATCTTCTGGTCCGTTTAGAGTAACTGTTTTTAATTTACTGATATCCATAATCTTCTCCGTTTGTTTAACTGTTATAATAATTATACAACGAAATCGAATTATTGTACATACTTTATTTGTAAAAAATTGTAAACAAATTGTAACAATTTACTCCTCACCGGGTGTCCCCAGAGGTGTTTTCTTTTTGAAGATGTATGTTTACTTAACTATTTTCATTTCAGGCATCTCGTTAGCACCGGCGACTACGATACCAGAAAAGATTGAATTATATTGATTGCTCATATCCTTATTAGGTACACCTTGTGAAGCCACTGCATGATTATTAATATCAATATCATCTTCACAATATGGCATAAATGGAGCTAGACCTGCTCCAAGACCTTTTTCAGTTTGTTGATAAACGATTGATACAGCATTTTTAACTGTGATTGTATTATCATTAAATGTGCATTCACCTAATACTTCTTCACCACTCATAAGTTTTAATATTTTAATATCCGCCATCTCTTAAGTCCTTCTCAATTATAAAATCTAAATATGCTGCACCATCATCTATATCTGTAAAATGTTTAATAAAAAATTTAGTTGGATCTTTTAAATGATCTGCAACGGCTATAACACTACCATTCCACGTTGATAACTTAATAGCATAATTGCCTTTAACAACAGTGGGATATGATAGCATCATTATTTATTGCCCTCAATAAATGCTGTTAATTCTGCTTCATTCATAAAGCCAGATTTTGTTGCAACTGACTCATCATTTTTCATTAATGCAAGAGCAGGTACACCTCGTACATTAAACTTTTTAGCCAGTTCCATATTTTCTTCGATGTTTACCTTATAAACAGGCACATCACTTTCCATATCTTCAATTACCTTTGTTAGCATTTTGCATGGATTACACCAAGTTGCATAAAAATCTAGTAAGTATAGACCTTCATCAGGTAATTCATTATTTTCTACTTCGTTAATTTGCATAATTGCTCCATAAAATGGGGAGCCGAAGCTCCCCTATCGCTACTTCTCTTCTGTTAGAAGATCTTGTTTAAAGAACTTAACACCCTTTTTGTTGATCTCAACCTTTTTAGGTTTTTTATGATCAGGGATTACATTCTCTAGACCAATTTTCAAAATACCATTTTTGTATTGTGCACCATGAACTTCTACAGTATCTATTAATTTAATAGACTTAGTAAAAGAACGAGTACCAATACCTTTATGTAGGTATTCAATTTCATCTTCGGTTTCTTTTTTCTCACCAGCGATTTTCAATACACCGTCTTCAACTGTAATATCGATTTCGTCTTCATTGAAACCAGCTACAGCTAATTCTACGACATATTTTTGATCGTCTAATTTAATAATATTGTGAGGTGGGAATTTGTCAGAAGTGTTTGGAACTGTGTCAAGCATAGCTTCCAAAGTATTAAACATTCTGTCAAAGCCGAGGGTTGATGGGTATAAATGCCCAAAATGAACTTTAGTCATAATTTTCTCCTTATTAAGCGAGTTCAAAAAATGTACACCCAAATGGCGTGTACAAATCTATTTATATGATTTTCTTTTGAAAATCGTCTAAAGCCTGATTAATAGGTTTAAACCCATAATCATGCAATTTCTTTTCTTTAGCATCTATTTTGTTTCTATTTTTTGCAATTTCTCTTGCATGTTGTGATGCATAAACAATAAGTGAATACACATTACCTGCCGTTTCAGCAGCTTTATCTACACTTATTTCTCGTATGTGTTTACTAGGGTCACGTTCTTTCATAAAGGTTCTCCACATGATTGACAAATAATAACCGGTGGCTCAAGATTCATATTTTGTTTAAATTTACACTTAATACACCTTATACCAAAGATTGAATCGTAGTTTTCAGAGTAGGCCGATGATGGACCCTTACTTTGAATACTATCTCCAGTAATATCGTTCTTTGCTGCCATATTAATATAGTTTTTTAGGTAGTGTTTGAGATTCTACTTTCTTTAACCATCTCTTACGAGCCTGGTTCTTTGCTCTTTTTCTACGAGTAGTAGGTTTCTCATATTGTTCACGTTCTCTCAGTTCTTGAAGTAAACCAGATTCCTGAATCTTCTTCTTAAACTTCCTCATTGCGCGTTCAAAGCCACCATCAGGTACAAGAACTTTTAAGCCTCTTGCTTCTTCTTGTTGTGGCTTTCGTCTTGAAAAGCGTTTGTTATTTTGAGTAGCGATAATTTTCTCCTTATTCATTACCAGTAATTGAACCATTACTTCTTACAAAAGCAATGATTTTCAATAGTTCATCAACAGTTACTCCATCATCTTCTGTCATTAAACCAAAACCTTTAGCACCCATGCCACCGTTTGTACCAGCCCAGATAGTTTCAAACATACCTTTGTTGGTTGCATCTTTAGCATAGTTGTATTTAGGACCAGTTAGGCCTGGACCCACTTGACCTTTAGCTGTAGGACCATGACATTGAGTACATGACCATAGGTTATATCTCTTTTTACCAGTTTTGATTGCTTCAGCATCACCAACATAAATGTTTTTACCGGTATTTAAGAATTCTTTTTCAGCATCTGTACCTTCAAAAGCTTTTTCATGAAATTGTATTTCAGATCCATCTGTTGTTTTAACAAATTTAATATGAGAATCTGCTTCTGCATTTCCAATTAACACAACTGCTGCAGCCAATAATAAAATAACAATAGCTGCCATCACTAATTCTTTCATGACACTTCTCCTTTTATAATATAGTATAATTATATATTATTATATATTTAATGTACAATAATTTTTTCAATAAAAAAGGAGCCGAAGCTCCTCTTTATTTTTTTTATAACAGATTATAAAATCAGTTAGAAATTACTTATTGCATACGTACATTGTAACTTCGAAACCGAATCTCATTTCTGTTGCAGCTGGTTTAGTCCACATAATGTTTCTCCTTATTTAAGAATTTTATTTAAATAAGCAGTTCAGTAGAGAGTCTTTCAACAGGTCTACCTTGAGCACAAGATAACATTATCATATTTCATCTTTACTGATAATCTACAATAAGTTATCTCTAGTATTATATATCAGAAATATATAATTTGTATATAGTTAAAAGTATTAAGAAGTATTAATCAAATTTATTAATAAATCTTCGTACCATTAACCAAATAAAAGTTAGCCATACTGCCGCGGATGTTAGGAATATTATACAAATAACTATTCCTAAAATCCAAGAAATCATTAGTCGGCGGCTCCACCTTCTGTTTCTGCTGCCGGAGTGGGTGCTTCAGCAGCTTGAGCTTTTTCTTGCTCAGCGAGCTGTGCTTCACCCTGTTGTTTAATTTTTGAGATTAAACTTGCAATTTCGTCAAAAGGGTGTTTTCCAAGTGAACGTAAAATCAAGTTTACTTCTTGCACTTCAAGATCTAATTTTATAGCCATAATTTATTCCTTACTTTTTTTAATTCCACCGATGTTGTATTTCGGCACCAAATCCCATTCATTTTTCTCTTTATAAGATACAACCTTAATTTGAGAAAGGGATGCTTTAGGTTCCGCCTTAGATTTATCAATAATCTTAAGAAGGTCCCAATCCTGTAATAACTCAGCGATAACATTTCTGCGCTCTATATCGGACATAGAGATATCAGATTCTTTGCCATCGAGAGCAAATAATTCTTTAAAGTGTACAATAAAGTACTTACCTTGTTTGTGTAGTATATGACAGGACTGAAATAGTTTTTTCTCTTTACGAGATGCTATGCCTATTCGAGTGAGAGTTTCTCTGACCTTTAGAAAGTTGTCTGGTTCGATCAAGTCAACTTCAAGCATGGCATCAGGTGTCCAATCATAATATATCATCGACGAAGTCATAATATAATACCTTTGTTATTTTACCTAGATTTATTTATATACAATCTAGTTTCTACCACCTTCGTGGTATGTTTCAATGAGTTCTTTTATATTGTCATCAGAAAGAATATCAATTACCTCATATGCTTTCTTCTCAGAATATTTATAATGTTTCATCACTAGTTTTATAATATCTGAGGCTTTTTCTTTCTTATGCCATTTAGAGAACCTTCGCCTTTTTGGTATAGAAAACCTTAAGAAATCAAATTGCCATTTCTTTGGGATGTCGGCATGTTGATTCATTTCATTTGCATAAAGGATAGTATCAGGAAAATAAGATAAACCTTTATTAATTAGGAATGGAGCATATTCTTTTTCATTCTGAGGATCTTCAAATAGATCCTTTTTATTATCATTTATGCTGTTGAGAAAGTCGAATGGTGTTGTCATAATGTAGTACCCAATTTTCTGCGGCTATTTCCGCATTATCACGTGTTTTGTATGTTTTTGTTCCAACATGTATATCATCTTCAAATAATAAAACAGTTAATTCTTCTTTAATAAATTGTGCAACTTCTGCAGATCGCCTAGAATGTTTACACTGATAGACTATCATTTTGTATTTTCTCTAATGCGCCAGGTGTTGCAAGGAATACCGTATCAGGAAACCTTGATTCAAGATCTTCTACTATTTCTTGGTATGTATTACCTTGAGTAATGAAGTGTTCCGTCTTACGATTATATACATAAATCACATCATTAATCTTTTCAAACTTGAGTGATACCTTCTTTGGTTCCATCTTAGCATTAGATTCATCTAGTTCTTTTTCCATCATTTCATGGATTTCATTTACTTTTTTATTAAGTATATGTCTGAATGTAAACCATCCTGCTAAAAAACCAAATACAAATATTAAAAATCCCATAGTTGCTCCTATTTGAATTTGCATTGAGCCATGATTTCAGTAAGTGCTGCCATCATATTCAATTCATGGTCTGCAACAAATGCTGCTTTATATTGATAATCAGAGAGGATCAATACAAGCTGAGGAATACTTCCTGATTCTAAGTTTGTGGAGGCAGTATCGTATAACTGTCTAAATATATTTATACTATCAGAGTCTCCATTCTTAGCAACCCATTTACGAACTTCAGTAAAGTTTTTGTCTTTAAGATTTTTAATAAGTTGTTTAAATGATTCTTCGGTAAGATTTAAAAGTATGCCACTATCAATTTTACCTGTTACAGAATATCTTTGTAACTCATTAATAACTCTACGCCAGTCTGGTAGGTGTTTAGTAATAAGTTCTACGATTGGTTTAGGATCATATTGAATATTTTCTGTATCAAGTATAGTTGTTAATCGTTTAAAGAATGCTGCTGCAATTTCTTGTTTATCTTTATTTTCTATTTTAAAATCTACAACAGAACATCTTGAATGTAGTGGTTCAATAATACGATTCTTATAGTTACAAGTAAATATAAATCGACAATTATTAGAGAACTCTTCTATAAAAGCACGCAATGCAGGTTGGGTTGAGTTGGGGTTGAGGTAGTCTGCTTCATCTAGTATGACTACTTTTTTCGAGTCGGTGAGGGAGATAGTTGAAGCAAACGATTTAATCTTAGTACGAAGAGTGTCAATATTACCTTCTTCAGAACCGTTGATTAAAAGAAACTCAGCACCAACCTCATTGCATAGTGCTTTAGCGACAGTGGTTTTACCAATACCTGGTCCACCACTAAATAGAAAGTTAGGTAATTCACCTGAATCGATGAATTGTTTGAATGTATCTTTTATTTCTTTTGGTAAAATACAATCATTGATTTTTTGTGGTCGATACTTTTCAACCCATAAGTATTCATTCATAATATAATTCCCTCGTCAATAATAGATTATTATAACCTATTTTATAATTAATGTACAATCAATCTTGTTAGCGCCACTATATCTATAGCAACTAATAAAGCATAATTTGCTAGCATACCTGCACTACCTCGTGTGTAAGCTGCCCAGCCAAATATAGCACACTGTGTAATAAACAGTGGATATAAAATAAGAAATGGTGGATTAGGTACAGTGAGCATCATCCAAAATGAGCATAAGATACTTAAAAACCACGCTAAGATTTCAAGACCGCATCGAACTGGGTTAGACTTCCAGTCTTGTTTAACCCAGTTTAAGACCTGTGAATATAAATCATTCATTAGATATTAAATTCAGAGTCTGCTTCGATTGCTACATAGTAAGTAAGATCAATTGCTTTTGATTTAAATTGTGAGATCTTTTTAGATGAGATCGAAACATCATAATCACCAGGTAACATTTTAAGGTTGTCAACTTTAAGGTTTACTTTAAAGTCTTTAGGATCTGATCCAATAACATGTGTATAATTATTTGCTGTAGCATTTTTCTTATCTACAACAGCAACACTGATTTCAGATCCATTACCTACAAATGATACATCCTCAGATTTAAGGATTGGAGCAGTCTTCATGATCATGGCCAAGGTCGAAGCTTCGAGAGAGAGGTTGATATCAGCTTCAGGAAAGACGATGTCTTTTGTTGGCACAACCATATTTTGAGTGGCTGCTCCAAAATATTTAATAGAGTTTCTACCTTCTTTAATAGTTACATACTTTTCAGTAAACTCTAAGTCTGGGTCTTCAAATAAACTCATTGCGCCCAAGAATTCGTTAACATCATATATACCAAACTCATGTGGAAAGCTTTCAGCAACAGTTGCTTTACCAAATACTGTCTTAGAAATAGATACAGTTGCTAGTTGATTTCCAGGTTTGATAAGCAGGTTACCATTAATACCTGCAAAGTTTTTAATAATGGTTAGTGTTTCTTTAGATAATTTCATGATTCTCCCTCATTAT